CTCCAGATCAAGTTAATTGGCACAGACTCTGGAAAGGTCAAGTAAACGTAGTTACAAGTATTGATGATGCTAAAACTCTAATATGGAAACTATCAGATGAATATCGATCCGAACGAAGCAATTAATTTTATGATTAAGAATGCTGAGAAATATGCTCAGGCTAAAGCTCAGGTTGTTTACTTAACTGAACATAGAAAGACAGTTAAGGCTATTGGCTTTCAACGTAGTTTGAAAAGTACGATGGCTGATAAAGAGGCAGATGCTTACACTACAGTTGAGTATGCTGCTTGTGTAGAAGGACTAAGAGAGGCTGTAGAGGAGGCTGAACGACTACGTTGGATGCTCGTAGCCGCTCAGGCTCGTGTTGACTGCTGGAGAAGTTTAGAAGCTAGTAATCGTCAAGTTGAAAGGTCAACTCAATGATTATTCTTCGCAATAATCTTCTTCGCACTCGATCCAGTCATAGTATTCTTCATCGAAGTAATACCAGACTTGTTCTTCGTCATCAAACCAATACGCTACACCATCTTCATCAAACTCATAAATCTCTACATCATCAGACTCAAAGTAAAACATTACGCCTTCAATATTTAATGCAAACATTTGTTTCTCCCGAGAAATAGCAGTCCACTAACTGCTTGAAAATAATAGCAAAATTTAATGTAAATTACGTTACAGGAAATCAATATTATGGATAAAGTTTATTGCGATAATTGCAACTGGATTGGTGATCGTAACGAAGTATTAAGAGTCCGTTGTGGATATGTATTTGATGATGCTGTAGATGTATGCCCTGCGTGCAATCATGCAGAGACAATATCTTCAGTTAAATATTTGTGGAGAAAGCGTCAAATTGACCAAAGATCAGAAGAAATATCTAGCTAAAGTTGCTAATTTAGGTTGTATAATTTGCTATAGGCTAGGGTATGCAGGAACTCCTTCTGAGATTCACCACGTTAGAGGTTTAGGCTTGGGAATGGGTGTAAGGAGTTCGCATTACGATACGTTACCGCTTTGTCCTGAGCATCATAGGGGATCAAAAGCCGGATATCACGGTTTGGGACGTAAAGCCTTTGAGCGTCAGTATGAAGTTACTGAGCAACAACTACTTGAACAAGTAAAGGAAATGCTAAATGATGAAGAAAACCAAAGCAGCTAAGAAGGTCGCTAAAGTCATGGGTGAGTATGGCAAAGGCGAATTGCACTCTGGTAGCAAAACTGGACCAGTAGTTAAATCTCAAAAACAAGCTGTAGCTATTGCCATGAGTGAAGCTGGCATGAAAATGAAAAAAAGGAAAAAATAATGGCTCTCCTTAGCGATCAAGAAAATAGCGGTAACAAAGAAGTTGCTGACTTTGTACTAATGTTGCTTCATGCTATTACCAATACCCATATTCTTCATTGGCAGACTCGTAGTTTTTCTATGCATTCAGCATTAGGTAACTTTTACGATACATTGCAAGATTTGTTAGATGCATACGTAGAGGCTTATCAAGGCAAATATGGCATTATTAACAACTTCATGGTTGACTATGATGCACCATTGGAGCCTGTTGCTGAACTGACAATGCTGAAGAATCAAGTTAAGGCTCGTCGTGCTAAGTTGCCACAGGACTCAGAATTGCAGAATTTGGTAGATGAAATTGCATCTGAGATTGATTCGACTTTATATAAATTGCGATTCTTAAAATGAAAAATGGACTTTACGCCAATATTGCAGCAAAGAAAAAACGCATAGCTGAAGGTTCTGGTGAAAAGATGCGTAAGGTAGGCTCTAAAGGTGCTCCTACTAAAGCTGATTTTGTGGCTTCGGCTAAGACTGTTAAGAAGGTGAAGAAGTGACTGCGGCTTGGACAAAGAAGGCTGGAAAGAATCCTAAAGGTGGACTTAACGAGAAAGGTCGTAAGTCTTATGAAGCTGCTAATCCCGGCTCAGACCTAAAGGCTCCTGTAAAAAGTGGCGATAACCCACGTAGAGCGTCTTTTTTGGCTAGGATGGGTAACATGGCTGGTCCTGAGCATAAACCTAATGGTGAGCCTACTAGACTGTTGTTAAGCCTTAATGCTTGGGGTGCAAGTTCAAAGGCTGATGCTAAGAAAAAGGCTTCTGCTATTTCTGCAAGGAATAAAAAGAAATGAAAACTTGTCCTAAAGTCTGTTCAGACATACCGCTTAATCTAAAGAATAGAGATTGGGCATTTGCTAATGTAGGTTACGGTCCTGCTAATCCTGACTCTCCAGAGGACTTCTGGCAGATTCGTGCTAAGGAATGGGCTACTAGCGAAAAGAACGCCCAGACTATGCATTGCGGTAACTGTTCTGCATTTATCCAGACTCCTGAAATGATGGAATGTATTGTCGGTGGCATTCAGGGTGAAGAATCAGATGATGAGACGTATGCTAATGAGGTAGTAGCTAGTGCTGAATTAGGATATTGTGAGCTTTTTGAATTTAAGTGTGCTGCTGATAGAACGTGTTCGGCTTGGCTTGTTGGTGGTCCTATAAAGACTGCTATGACTGATCGTCAAAAGACTATGCTGAAGATGGCTAAATTAGAGTACGAAACCAATGATGACACTAACGATATGGAGCAATCATGAGTATTTCAACAAGAGATGATAACGGTAATGTAGTAGAGATTTTTAGAGCAGGAACGGCACAAGTTTTTACAGTAACAAACTCAAGTGTTCAGAGCACAGCATTTGGTACAAATACGACTCATGTCCTAGTATCTTGCTCATTAGGTCATTGTCACATTGCTTTTGGAACTAATCCGACTGCTACGGTAACTACAAGCACAATGATCGTTCCTAATGCTCCGTTTTATTTTTCGGTAAAAGCTGGTGAAAAAGTTGCAGTAATTAAAGACGCTACTGTAGCAGCATCAACTTTCTCAATAACTGAATTGGTCTAATGCTTCCTAAAACGCTTAATCTAGGTTCTGGTAAGGACTGGAAAGATTCTTACTTTAATGCTGACATATTGCTTAGAGTTAATCCTGACTGGTGGTGCGACATATCTAAGGTCGAGTTTGGTCAGGTTATAGACAGTCCTAGATTTGGCAAGGTAACGATAGAAAAGGGAATGTTCAAAACAATCGTCGCAAATGACGTTTTAGAACATATACCTGACTTAGTTGCTGCAATGACTAACTGCAAGGACTTGCTAGAGATTGGTGGTGAGTTCCACATTAGCGTACCGTATGAATTGTCTTTGGGTGCATGGCAAGACCCGACTCATGTTAGGGCATTCAACGAGAATAGCTGGCTGTACTATACCGAGTGGCATTGGTACTTAGGATGGCAGGATAGATTTAACCTATCGTCGATGGAGTTTAAGCTGTCAGAATTAGGTCAGGAAATGATGGATAAAAACATTCCCGATCAGGAAATTATGCGTACTCCTAGAGCAGTAGATTCTATGAAGGTGATCTTGAATAAGATAAGTTTATAGTCAGCATAGTTTAAGTTTACAGTCAGGAGTTTCCTTGCAAGCAATCGTAATCGCTACGGTAGGTAGTCCAAGTATCCACGTATTACTGGAGAGTATTAACCAATATGCAAGAGAGTTGCCAGTTTACGTTAGTGCAAATAGTCTGGAGTTGTGGGGAGAAGTTAGAAAGAGACTTGGCAACGATAGAGTCATATTCAGACCTAATACTGCTTCCAATTTCGGAGATGCGTATAACTCAATTGTCTCTTATGCGTTCAATACAGGGCATTACGATTCACTAATCATTGCTAATGACGATGTAGTATTGACTCCCGATACTATTGAGAAGATGCAAGCAGATTACAAGTACGTCAGTAAGTCATTTAAGGTTGGATTCTTAGGTGCACGATCAGATTACGTACTGCCAGCACAGAATATTAGAGTAGCTGAGGAAGATGACGTATTCTCAGCGTTAAAGTGGGAGAGTGAGTTGCATATCAAGATGGCTGATGTGATTGCTCCGATATTCGCAGCTATAAGTAAAGATGCATGGGATGTAGCGCAATTCCCTAGCACTAATTGGTATTCAGACAATATAATATGTCATGACTTAGGCGAAGCAGGATATTTCCACTTTGTTAGTCGTGGATACGTTCATCATGCAGGAAGTCAGACAGTTGGAAACGACTTTGCTAAATGCCATGAAGAACCAAGAGATTGGATAAAGACTAACAGACCGGATATGTACGAAGTATTTTACGCATGACACCTGAAAGGTAATGCAATGCAGTTAAATGTTAAGTATCGCAAAGTTGAGGACTTGATTCCTTACGTCAACAATAGCCGCAAGCACTCAGACGAGCAAGTAGCGCAAATATCAGCCAGCATCAAAGAGTTTGGCTGGACTAATCCCATATTAATAGACGGAACTAATAGCATCATTGCTGGTCACGGCAGGTTAATGGCTGCGCGTAAGTTAAAGATGGATGAGGTTCCTACGATAGAGCTAGCTCATTTAACCGATACTCAGCGTAAAGCGTTAGTTATTGCAGATAATAAACTAGCGTTAAATGCTGATTGGGATAATACTTTGCTAACTATTGAATTAGATGAGCTATTAAAGGATGGTTTTGCGTTAGATATATTGGGCTTTAATGAGCAAGAAATTAAAACAATAATGCAAGAAGTAAACTTTGACGCTGGTAGTGAAGAAGATCAGGGTAAATTAGATCAGCTTGACCCTAAGTGGATATGTTGCCCAAATTGCGGTAAGGAGTTTGATGCTCGTGAAGCCTGAACTTAAAATTGATTGGGCTACGCATGAAGCTGCTAAGTTTTCTTGTGAGAAATGGCATTATAGTAAATCAATACCTGTTCCTCCTTTAGTAAAGATAGGAGCATGGGAAGATGGCAAGTTTATTGGTGTTGTTATTTTTAGTCGTGGTGCATCATCAAATTTAATGAGTCCGTATGGATTAGGACAAGATGAAGGCTGTGAACTTACAAGAATAGCTTTAACTAATCATAAGACTGAAGTAAGTAGAATTGTTAAATTAGCAATAATATTTTTAAAGAAGAATAGTCCTAATTTGCGTTTAATAGTTTCATTTGCTGATCCGCAATACGGTCATCATGGCGGTATATATCAAGCTGGAAATTGGATTTATTGCGGCGATACTGCTGCTGGAGTTGAATACTGGCATAATGGTAAAAGATTGCACAGTAGGCAAGTAAGTGAAAAAGGTTGGAATATTCAGCAAGGGCAGCAAAGAAAGACAGTTAAGCCTAGTGAGTGCAGAATAGTAAAGACTGTAGGCAAGCATAGATACTTAATGCCATTAGATGAGCAGATGAAGAATAAAGTTATAAAGTTAGCAAAGCCTTACCCTAAGCGTATGAAGTAGGCAATAGTCGATACCCTCGACGTAGCGGCGGAGCATCACCGACCCATACGCTCCATTGATTTGCAAGTTAGTAACATTTCCCCTTAATAAAATGATAGAGCATATTCCTAGCGCAGAAAACAAGAGATTAGTCGAAACATCGGCTGGTCTAGGACTGCCGCATGAACAGATAGGAGCGTTAATCGGTATAGACGATAAGACGCTGAGAAAGCATTACCGTACAGAGCTAGACTTAGGTAAGGCTAAAGCCAGCGCACAGATAGCCAAGACGTTATTTAACAAGGCTCAGAGCGGTGATACGACTGCATTAATCTGGTGGACTAAGGCTCAGATGAGATGGGCAGAGACTAGCAAGCAAGAGATTACTGGTGCTGAAGGTGCGCCGTTGATGGTGACATGGCAGAAGTAATCGAGATAGCTTATAAGCCTAGAGAACAGCAGAGGCTGATTCATGAGGCTATAGACAAGCACAGGTTTACAGTAGTAGTTGCTCATCGTCGTATGGGAAAGACTGTTAGCGCGATTAACCATCTAATCAAGGCTGCCATTGAATGCACTAAACAAAACCCACGATTTGCCTATATTGCTCCGACTTATGCTCAGTCAAAGCGCGTGGCTTGGGATTATTTGCTGGAATTTACTCGTCCTCTTGGGGCTGTGGCTAACATCTCAGAGCTTAGGGTTGACTTTTGGGGTAGGCGCATTAGTTTGTACGGCTCTGATAATGCTGATAGCTTGCGTGGGCAGTATTTCGATGGCGTTATTCTTGATGAAATAGGCGATCAAAACCCTAAGATATGGAATGAGGT